GTATCTGATGCACGGACAACTACCTCTGACAAGTTACAGAACTGGTATGGACGTAAGATAATCTCACTGCAAGGATTACAGCCGAAGTCGTGGTCAGTATCTCGCCTACCATTCTTGGCTGCTTGCTTCTGTGCCGACTGTCGGTTGAAGATGCCACGCTCACCTGACTTGCTTTCATACAGTGACAACCATTCACGCATGAATGTTCCCATCTGTGGCTTCTCTTTGTAGGCAACGCTGTTGTTTGCAAGCGCACGTTGCCCTTCGTTTTCCCACCACATACCTGCCTTTGCGTGACGCATCTGGTCATCGTTTAAGTTAGACAGGCTGATGAGTGCGCTTCGTCTGACACCACCGACTACAACAACCTCACCAATCTTGCACATGATGTCATGACATTCGATTGGATACAGCCTACGACCTGCAGCACCTTTGAACTTCTCAATGCAGAAGTTAAACAGTTCAACAAGAGGCTGTGGACCAGATGCCCTGCCGCCAAATGTCTTGAGCCTCGCACCTGCAGGGCGTACCTCTGACACATCAAACTTGGGAACTTGTCCAGTGTACAGCATAGCAATCAGTTCCTTCAGTGACTTTGCCCAGCCCGGACGACTGTCACCTACCTTGATTACTGTGTCTGTCTCATGGAAGTCTTCGTTCACGATTGGTAGTTTCTCTACATGATGACGCTCGACACTAAAGCCTACCCCTGTACCACACATAAGAATGTACATAGTCTCATCGAAAGCACGTGGACTATCAACTGGAACATAGGAACAGTTGTAGCCGCCGACATGACAGCGGTCAAGAGCAGGGCCAGCAGTCATCAATGCCCTCATGCTGGGCATGACTTGCTGTGTAAGCACTGCTTCTTCCAGTTCGCCGCGCAGTTCATCTGATAGTGTAAACCCATGCCTTACACGTAGATGCTTTGCCATGTAGTCAAAGTATCGTGATACTGTCTCTTGCCAAGTCTCTCGCCGTTGTTCATCTTCTTTCCAACGTGCATAGCGAGACAACGCAATGAAGTTCTGGTAGTCTGTAGGTAAATAGTTATTCATGGTGTCACTCCTGTAATGTTCGTATATGTTTAATATTAGCACCGTCTATCTCGTAGAAGTACTCGCGTATGCCATCCTCAATCTCAATGGCTACATCCTCATCTGCTGGCACTGGATATTCTTCAGGGTCAATGTCGATAGTAATGTAGACTTTAACTTTCATCGTGTACCTCAATGAGTTTATCCAGATACCATCTGGCTTTCTTCAGGTCTTCGCTACCATTCTTGTAACGATACCGCCATAGGTATTTCATAATGTTACCTTGGAGATAGTACTCAAACCCATCTCCACAGGCAGCATGTATAGCATCAATGCATTCAATGCCCTGTTGATTGTAATGTGGTGGAGAGTTTACCATATCGGATTGAACAGAGGCTTGCTGTTCTTTATCCCATACTACATCTTTCCATTGCTGCTTCATTTCAATCTCTTTCATAATCTTGTTGTAGTCTGTCATCAAGCACTCCCCTTTGTTCGTGTTCCAAAGTTTAACCTAATCACGTTACCACCTTCCTGTGTAACAGTTACTTCCTGTTCTTCTACCACAGGTTCCATAATGTTGTCAATCTCTTCCATGACATATGTGTGAACATAATTACGCATATCTTCATTCGCTTCCATGAGAGGTACAGTGGCACACATCATCTTTGTGAAGTGCATCATCTGACTATAACTCTCGTCATTAAGACTGTTGTCTGCGCTTGTTACAATGGCGATGTCAATCTCGCCTGTCCACTCGTTGTTTACTACGGTAGGTCTTACACGAACCACATAATCATCATCATCAAACTCAAAGAACTCTGTATCCATTTGTCATCTCCTTTTCACTTTGTCACCACTGAACTTAATAAACTTGGGATGTTTATTCTTGCCCTTCTCTTTGAGCCAGTCTTCAGGAATGATGCGGTCATAATACCTAAAGCCATATCGTATGCACCATTCACCATACGTTGACTTTGCTCCTTTACGCAACTTGCGTCTACTATTCTCGAATACAAACCGTATGTCCAGATTCGGGTGTTGCTTCTTAATGGCAAGATGCTTACGCCTATCTGCTGCCGTGAACATACCTTTGGTTTCTATTATGATTCCATTAGACAGCACGAAGTCTGGCGTGTAGGTTCTGTATGCAAGGTCTTCCCACTCAATCTTAACCTCTTCATACAAGAAGTCAATCTTTAGTTCCTTGAGATAGTCAGATACCTTGAGTTCCAGACCACTACGGTAGCCATACTTTCGTGCTGCTCTAAATTGTTTTGCGTTAGGCAATGTTACGCCAGTTGATACCTGTGTGGAAGCCTGTGTAACGATAGCCTAGTGCTTTGAGTTCTTCACGGATGGCAGCATCCGCTTCGTTCCGTGCAGCGATAGCGTCACGCAAACCCATAGTGCGCTTCTCACGATACTCCTTACGAAGTTCAGCAAGATGTGCTTCTGTGGATTTAATTTCCTCAAGCAATGTATCTAGTTCTTCACTCATGTTATTTATACTCCTCTCTCAATGTGATATACGGAACCATCTTTGGTTCCTTTGCTTGTGACTTTACAGCAGGACGTTCTGTCAGTGTAGGCCAGCAAGCAAAACGATAAGCGCAGAAGATACAGTTCTCGTTCAAGACTGTGTTGCCTGTAGGCTTGCCCCTGAATGTTTCAGGTGTAGGCTCAAAGCAACGCTCAAACTTATTGTCCTTAATCGTCTGTGCAGTTTGCTTGATATGGTTCATCTCCTTATCAATGTCAAGACCTGTGGCTGGCACATACTTGAATTGACCATTCGCTTTGTTGACTACCCACCAACCACCAGCACGTTTGCCTGATGCCTTGGCATAGCCAGCGAGTTGCCCTACATAGCCAAAGGAATCATGTGCTGCTAGTTTATCAAATGATTCAAACTTGTTTTGATACGACCAATTAGATGCGGATTTAACGTCATCAACAGCACCATCAATAACAATATCATATGTTCCATTGACGGATGTATCATCATCAATCTCAAGCGTAACCTGTTCAGCATCTTCATACTCTACTCCTGCTTCTGTTAGCAATCCCTTGAAGACAGCCTCAACGATGTCTCCAAGCATCATGTTCATTACGAATGTAGTTGGCAAGGGCAACGCTTTCTCTGGCTGGTTCTTCTCAAACCAGAGTTGGCAAGTTGGCCTTCCTATGTTGGACATACGAAGACGAAACTCGCCACGCTTATTGCCCCCACCAAACTGGCGTTGTACTGCATCCATTACATCTTGACCTATCTGCTTGATGGTGTCGTCCGACATTGTGGACTTACCATTAGCAGCGTTCTCCATGTATTGATGCAACGCCAGTTCAGCAGGATGGTTCATTATGCTACTTCCACTTCCTCGTCAAAGTCAATGATGCCATCTACGATAGCCTCATCGTCATCATCATCATGCGAGTTAGCCTTGTCAGCCCAAGCATTAATGATGTACTCGTTGTAGTTTTGCACCCACTGCATGAAGTCTGCGAACATAGTCTGTTCTGTCTCTGTCAGTTCCAGTGTGCTGGATATATCAAGAGATACTACAGGCAGGTAGAACACTGCACCAGTAGGAATCTTACGCTCCTCTGTGTTGGCAGTGATGATGTGCTGCACAGGCAGACGCTTCATCTTTGCGAGTTTGGTAAAGGCAGTGCCTACATTCTTGAAGGCATCACGATTATCAATCTCCCAGATGAATGGCATCTCATCTACATCAACAGCATTACCGCTTGCGTCAGTTGCGTTGACCAGTTCAACTGTGCCAAGCACTACACGCACTCGTTTAATCTGCTTGATGAGTTCCTGTGTCTTCTCTGGCAGTGCCTTGAAGTCCTGAATGTAGCCAGCGGGTTTACCGCAGTTAAAGCCACCATCATTGTCCTTCAAGTCAACATTCAGATTGTCAGCCATGACGGTCTTGACATAGCGGTTAGGGCTATCGCCCATGCCACGAACAAAACGCTTATACATGAACCGTTGCAGGAATGGGCGAATCTTCACGGACTCCGCATAATATGTTGGCCCATCTGGAATCTCCAGTTTGTATGTGCCACCACTTACGACTTCCATGTTCACCTTCTTGCCATTCACATCTGCCTCTCCCATAACAGGTGAGTGGTTGATGCGAAGACGAGCGAGAGTGCTTGTTTGCTTACGCTCACTTGCACCTTCGTTGGCAATGCCCATTGCTTTCGCCATTGCTGCATAGTTGTTTGTGTCAATAGTTGTTAGTTCCATATTTTATACTCCTTCTTTTGAGTTAGTAAAGCCATAGTTATATCACGACACGTCTTTAGTGTCAAGCCAATTGGGGCCAATTTTTGCCTCTAGTTCCAGTGGAACATTGAATACCAATCCCCAACGTAAGGTAATCAAGTCAGGCAAAGCCTTGTTAGTCTCGTGTATTATGTCAATGCATCTCCTTTCTTCATCTGGGTGAACGTCAATCACAATCGAATCATGCACAGTGTTTACCACACATGACTGCATACCGTCAAGTAGTTTTTCGATATGCAATAGTGCGAGTGGCACAATGTCTGCTGTAGCAAACGACTGCACAGGATAGTTCTTAATCTGTGTAAAGTGTGACACTCTGCCACGTGAGTTACGAGTTACATCAGGAAAAGCAAACTCTCTGCCTGATGGTGTCGTAATCTTGCGTGTGTTTATAGCCTCTTTAGCCAGTCGGGAATGCCAAGATGCGACCCCTTGGTACTTCTCCGTGAAGTGTGTGTAGTATGCTGCTTCAGCCTTTGTTCTTCCAAAGCCTGTTGCTCCATATAACGGCGCGAATGTATGCGCCTTCGCATCCTGTCTACTCGTAGGTTGACCAGCGGTACTAATAACTTCAGCGGTGTAACTGTGTACATCAAATCCAGTAGATACTTCTTCAATAGCAACTCCATCCTGTGATAAATAAGCAGCCGCACGAAACTCCAACTGTGCAAAGTCTGCTTCCATAATCTTGCCACCGTCAAACCTAGACACAAACACCTTCTTCACAGGGAATGTGCCGCCACGTGGCATGTTCTGCATGTTAGGGTCAGCACCACTAAACCTGCCTGTGGCAGTGCGATGCTGTAGCAAGCGTACATGCAACTTGCCATCAGTCTTTGTGTGTAGGTCAATGCCTTCGACAAAGGATGACAGGTATGTGTCAACGGCAGACAGCCTACGTACCTTCGATAAGAAGTCTACTGCATCTGTCATACCTTTGGACTTCGCGGCAGATTCCAACACTTCAAGGTTGCCCTTGCTTGTCGTGAAGCCATTCGCGCTAGCCCACTTAGGTGATGGCGGTTTGAATTTAAGACCTGCCACAGTATCAAGATTAGTAAGAGTATAACCATCTTTGTTGCATACCTTACAAGTATTGGGTTTTGCAAAAGGTGTTCCATCTTTCTTTACCTTCCTTACATATCCAGTTCCATTACAGTTTGAGCATTGCTCTGCTCTAGTCTTATACATCCGCTTTGTGCCACCCGCAATCAGACTGCGAAAGTCTGCGTCATCCATGTATGGGTCAATAGCATTACCCCAATAGGTCTTATCCATAACCTTGCGGCTATAGATAACCCAAGACAATTGCTCTGGGCTGTTCAAGTTGATAGGTGTATCACCCATCAGTTCACGAACATGCTCTTGCAGGTCAATCTCAAGTTGCTTCTTCTCTGCCTCAAACTGTTCGCGCACTTCATTTAACTTGGTGCGGTCAACGCTGAAGCCTCGCTGATAAATACGAGCAAGACATACAGCCACCTGATTGGTCAGGTCAACTGTTCCCATCAAGCCGCTATCATCAGGTGTATTCAGGCGATACATCAGTCTGTCAGACAGTTGCTGTGTAGCATGAAGGTCAGCAGACAGATACTCTGACAACTCTGCGTGAGGAATATCACGAGTGCTGTAACCCTGTTTGAAATATTCCTTCAGTGTGTCCTGCTTCTTTGTGTCTAACTCATAGCGTTCAGCACATGCTTCTAGTGACAGTGGTTCTTTCTGTCCACGTTGTAGCACATACTCTGCCAGCATCGTGTCAAAGACAGGCCCATCATACTTAAAGCCTGACTCCCACAGCCACAGCAAGTCGTGTGCAGCATTGTGACATATAAGAACACTAGCCGCATCAAGGAACTCCTGTACTAGTACATGTCCATATTCATCTGAATCTACCTGACTATGGTCAAAGGTGATGATGCGTTCAACGCCTTGGTCATTGAGCATGCCAACCATAGTTAGTGAGTTCTCTGGCTCAAAGGGGTCAAGGTGCATCTTACCACCACGCTTGGTGACAGTGTTCTCTACATCAAGTGTTAACTTCATCCTTCATACCTCGCTGTCAAGTAATCCAATTCACAGTTCACCATGCCATGCCAGCCGTTCAACTTGTTCTTCACGATGTTGATATGGCGTAGTGGGCTTTCTTCTTCCTGCCCTTCCACAGATGGTGACTTACCAATCAGTATCATCAGGTCAGCCTCTGCAGCCTTACCTGTGCGGCTACCCTGCATCATGCTCTGGTTCAATTGCGCACGACCCTCTGCCTCTGCAGACAACTGTGACATGTAGAACACAGCACAATCATATGTCTTGGCAATCTGCCTAGCGTAGATAGCACAAGCGGCTAGTGCTTGGTCTTCCCTTGCATATGAACCTGATACAGTAAACTTATCACCCATGTCAAGCACCAAGATGTCGGGCTTGTATGACTTGCACACGGATTCTACCCATGCCATGTCACGCCCACCTGCTTCCTTAATCTTAATGTTATCCATCACAGGCTTATATAGGGCATGTGCCTTACTCATGTTGTCACGAACCTCGCGAGCAGACATACCTGCCGCCGCTGTCAGGTATCGTGCGCCAACACGGTGAGTAGGCTCTTCGTTACACAGGATGATACACTTCGCACCCTGATGTGCAAATCCATTCGGACCTGCAATCAATGAGGCGTGGAAGGATGTCTTACCTGTGTTGGGTCTAGCACCTACCTCAATCAACTGACCGCCACTCACGCCCTCTACCTTGCGACACACGCTAGGTATGTTGAACGTCCACCGTGCTTCCAGTTCAGCCTTCGCCATGAGTGTTTCAATGCTGATGTCATCCCATTCAATGTTCAGGTTTGGGATGAAGTCATCACCGTAGTTCTCCAGCAGATTACGCAGAGACTCCAGTGTGGTGGCATCACCATTGACCATATCAAAGCCAATGTTTGCTACATCCTCACCAATTACCTGACGAAATAACTTGGATAGCACCTCTTGTGAGATGTCATGCCCCATCGTGCCTTCCTTCTTAATGGAAGCGAACAGGCTGGCATAAGACTGCTTCTGTGCTGTAGTCAATGTCGGATTGTCCGACATGAACAGTGCCTCTATCTCGTCAGGGGATACTGTGCGATTGTATCTGTCCATTGCAGTGTCAATGGTCTTCTTAATCTTACGCACATCCTTGCTGAACAATCGGTCAGGACACTTAGCCCCACGATGGTCATCGTAAAACGACTTGTCCATCAGGCTACGAATTAGTGATAGTTCCATATCAATTCTCCTTGTTGGTTAGGGATGCCAGTGCATCCATGTCATCGGGGTGACGATACTTGATGTCGTCTGTCAAACGCAGGACACGCACATCGGAAACATGTCCACGCAATTCTTTCGCAATCGCTAGTGTCTTTGGTAAAGCATCGGGGTCTAATGCGATTACTGCTGTCGAGAACTGTGAGAGATACCTCTTGTGTGATTCAAGCAGTGATGTCCCCAACATGGCTACCCCTACAAGCCGAACATCACCGCCTACAACTGCGGCACTCACACAGTCCTCAACAACTACGGCGACTTTACCACAGCCATAAGCATAAGGCAAGCCACTTTTTCCATATCGTTTCCACTTTGGTAATCGCTTACCAAGTGAGCGACCAGTCGCATCCACAATTCTCCCCTCATGCTTGACGGGAAATACAACACGGTCTTCCTTTACATCATACATCAATCCAAGTGCGTCCTCATCAATGCCCCACTCAGCACAGAACTTGATGAACTGTCGCTGTCCTCTGTGCGGCACGACATAACTAGGCAACTCAAATGTGTCAATGGCAAAGTCTTCTGCACCAGCGAAGCCAGTGCGAATGTCATCCACGGATAGATGGACACGAGTGCCACCACTCGCAGTGCATGATGCCTTGTAGCAATTCCATACAAGACTACCCATGTTATTAGTCACTGTGAATGTATTATACCCATTACATACTGGACAAGTCATACGCTTTGTATGTCCATTAGGTATATCCATATCACTTACAATGTTATATATATTATTCATGTATATATCACTCTCCTTGTCGGCACTTGTATATGCTTATATCATGCTTGTGACGCTCCGTCAATGCATAATTAGCAGATGCAAATGTATTTTTCATGTAAGGCTTGACTGACTGTGGGTTACTGTGTCCTGTAACCGACATGATTTGTGCCATACCGACACCTGCTTCAATCATTTCAGTCGTGCCTGTTCTACGCAAGTCCATCAGCCGTAGTTCGTCTGACAATCCTGCTTGCCGCATCACCTGTCGCCCATATTTAGACAGCCTCTGCATACTGTAAGGTTGAAACTCACCATTAGCAGGGCGTGGGCGTGGTGCTACATACTGCTGGAAACCAAAGTCTTCATTCTGTTGCACCAGCATTGACATCAAGTCGTCACTGATAGGCAGTGTCACTTGCGCACGGCGTTTGCTCTGCTCAAGAAACAGTTTGCCTTCAGCCAAGTCAAACATATCCCATGTAAGCAAGCGCATGTCACCCAAGCGTTGACACCACTCGTATGCCATGTGAACAATCAATCCCACATTGCGTGTCTCAAATTCAGAGTAAGCAGTGTCAAGGAATTGACGCACATCATCCTTTGTCCAGACAACCTTGCGTGGCACAGGTGTCTTGCGTTTCACGCTGGCAAATGGATTGACATACGCATACTCCATGTCGATAGCGTAGCGATACACACGAGATGCACAAGTGCATACATGATTAGCAAACTGCACACCTCGCTTGACCCACTCTTCATATGCAATCTTTGCTTGTCGAGTGGTCAAATCTTTGTATGACTTCTCGCCCAAAGTCTCTGTCAATACAGACAGAAAGTATTTATAGTCTCGTTTAGTTTCGTCACGCAACATATTGAAATCATTAGATTGATAGTAGGCATCCACAAGCATGGACAACGGGCTGCTCTTACCTAGTGTCACAACTTGTGCTTGTTCTTCTCGCCATGAATCAATCTGCTCATTCAACTCACGAGCCTGTGCTTTGACTGTTCGTAGGTCTGTGCCTAACTCAACACGCTCCACAACCCCAGCATCAATTAAACGCTGGGGCGGGTTGAAGCGATAGTGAGTGCGACCAGACGCTAACTTACGAGCCTGTGTGTATCGCGGCAGTGTCATTTTCTTGACATCCTTTCTTCAAGTCTATAGCAATCTTATTGCTTCTTACATACATCTTGTTATCGTAGAATGTGACCACCTTCACGCCTAGTTTCTTCTGCTTATCAGTTAGACCAGTGGCATAAAGCCTCATGTCACCGTCTGCTTTTGTGTAGATACTAGGCGTCTTACAATCCATAAGTATCATCTGTCCTGTGTCAACATTGATAGCAATCAAATCTATCGGGC